GCGGTACGCTGACATGGGAGACGGTCGCGGATGCCTATGTATCCATCGGCGAAACCTATGCCGATGTGCAGATCCGCTGCCAGACTGTTGGTGCGATCGGCAACGGCTACGCAGTGGGACAGATCAACACCTTCGTTGACCTGTTCGACTACTGTGAGCGCTGCGAAAACCTCACCGCCAGCGATGACGGCGCAGACCAGGCCACTGATGACGAGTTCTACGAGCTGATGCGCGCCAGTCAGGACGCTTACA